TACTGGTTTTGAGAAATCTGTAGGCATGCTAGTATCCTTTCACCGACCAGGAAAATGGGACCCCTGCGACATTGGTGCCGCTGGTGCTGACAAACGCAACATAGAAGCCTGTTGGGTTCACTACTCCAACATAGCTGACAATAGGTATGAGCGGGGTGGCGCTGTTGGCTTGCACAACTGGGCAGTCCGCGCCGATGAACTGGTATCCGAACGGGACCCATGTCCAGTAAGCGCTGACGCCGCTTTGCGTCGTCAGGCTTGACGCACTGATGCCCGCGCCACTATCACTCCGGTTTTTAATAGAGAGCTTGATGTTGATAGAGTTCACCCGGAGCAAGTTCGCACCTGCCGTTGCTGTAAATGTGTAAACTACCTGAACGTACCGGAAATTGACGGCAAGGCATGATGTGGCGCCGGGTGTGGCATCTGTCCAAGCGTCACCCGACAACAGTTTATACCTGATCTGACAACTCACAGAGACAGAGCCATCAAGTGCTGTGCTGTTGATCGTTGCCACGATATTGGTTGCAGGCAGGGTGCTACCATAGTCAATGTCCTCAGTGTAGCTCGCTGTGGTCGTGGATGGCTCAATGTAGAGAGAATTTCCAGCAGAGATCTGATCTTGAGGGGTGGAATACCCGTTGTTTACAAAGTGCTGCTGCCATGTTTCAGTTGTGTTCACTGGCACAAGCATGTAAGCGTCTGTAAGAAGTGCATTGACTTTTGGGCCAGAAAATGTGCTGTCACGGTTAACTCGTAATACATAATCTGGCGGCTGGTCAATGTTGGCTGTCACAGAAACTGCTGCGCCAAAATTACCAGCGGTGTCTACGGCTGAAACCCAATATATGTATGTGTCCGCTTGTTGCTCAAACACCGTGAAAAATGTTGAGTTGCCATTAGACCCAATAGGGGTACCTGCAGCCCAACTTGTGCCTCTGCGTACTTCATACCTGTCCACAGGAAGAGAGCCGGTGGATGGGGCGCCCCAATATAGGAGAGCGTTATTGTCAACCACATCAGCGCGAAAAGCTGTTACCTGCCCAGGCTCAGTTATCATCGCGGTGATGCCGCCTGGTGCGCCATAGTTACCAACAACGTCAACTGCTGCGACCCAGTACGTTTGAGCCCCTGCATAATCAACTTTTTGGCGGTGGCTTGTAGATTTGGGGCTGCTTACGAAAGTGCCAGCGGCCCAGCTCGCCCCTTTTCGTATCTCATACCTATCTACGGTGAAGCCGCTTTTAGGGATAGCCCAGTCGATGATTTCATCAGGGCCAGAGATGGCGTAAGACACCTCCGGCGCGCTAGAGCCAGTAATCACTACGCTCAAGGAGGTTGCCCCGGCACTATAGTTCCCATTCACATCAACCGACTTCAGCCAAATGGCGTAGGTGCCCGCACTTTGCGGCGGCCACAAATACTCGGTGCCAGTCACAGGCGCTAAAAGCGATGCTGCGCCCCAACTGGCGCCGCCAACGCGCAGTTCGTAAAAGTTGATCTCAAGCCTGGCGTCCCACTTAATGCGCAGCCCGCCAAGCTCTTGAGAGTAAGCCAAGCCAGTCGGGTCAAATGGCGGCACAACGATGACGTCCGTTTCTAGCCATGGCCCCTTTGCAACGGCAATTGCGGCAACGCGCACGCGGGTGTTGCTGCCATACGCTGCCGCGAAACTGGCGCTGGTTGCAGTCACGGTGCCGCAACTTGTCCATGTCGCGCCATCCCCGCTCTGCTCGACGGCGTAATGATCTGCCCACGGCGTTGGTGCCCATGATGCGACAGCCATGTTGGGATAGTTGAACATGAACCTTGCGGTGAGGCCAGACACCGCTGGCGCATTTTTGAAGCCATCCAACTGACTAAACTTCTGCGGCGGCAGCGTGACGCCGACATCGGCGGTGTGAACGCTATCATCTTCATTTACGCACTCAATTGTGACAAGGGACTCCCCCTGTGGCTTTGCGCTAAGTACGCGAGCAGGTTGCCGCCAGTTGGTGGCTGAGCCAAATGCGTAGTGTGTGCGCTCCGCATTACCGCCTGTATACGGAAGAAACGCTGGCGCGGACGACAAGGTCACCTCATTCTCGCCGCTCATCGTGCAAAGGTAAGGGCCATCCACTGTGCCGTCACGCTTTCTCAGCGCGATGTAATGTGACCCCGCAGAGAATATCGGCGGCTCTGAAAGGCGCATAATTTTTGTTGCTGCATTCCAAGAAACAACTTCGCCGCTCTGTCCCCAAGCTGGCATGTCATGCTGAACAACAATCAAGTCGCCAAGAGATGGAATGAACCCCTCCATCTCTGTCTGGAAAGTAATTATTTTTCTTCTGTAACGATTGCAAGCGGCTTGGTATAGGCCTTCTCGATGCGCCTGCGCGCGGCTCACAACGCCAAAAAGATCAATTTTTGCAGGCCGATCTGCCGTGCTGCCATCAAGTGTGCTTCTTACCCTTGCCGACTTCCACGTTATGTCACTGAAGTAACTCACATCAACGCTGTCTGCAGTATCTGGAGTCGGCATCAAATAGGTTACGCTGAATGAGCCTTTCACGATATTTCGCTGTGTGAACATCGCAACCGGAATTGTTGAAGGCTGATCGCGAGCGACCCTGAAAACGCCGCCTTGCATATATGGCTTTGCGCGCACAGCCCCTGCAATCTTGCTGACGGCCTCCCAAAAGCCTAAAAAACTGTCAAAGCGGCCATCAAATGTGTCGCCTCTCGCAGCGCAAGTGGCGGCAAGCGAGGAAAGGCCTGCAAGATCAATCTGGCCGTCTATGCGACCAACTTGCTTGCATGCATAAGCAATTGCCCAGGCAGGCGACCTTGTCGCGGTGAGTTCGCTCCAAGTTGTTCCGTTCCAGATTGGCAACTTCCGGGTTGCAACTACATTGATTTTTCTACTTGCCTGCGCGCTCAAGTTGTCGCTTGCGCGCATTTTAACGGCAATCAATGTTACATCGCCATAGTGTTTCCCAGGTGCGTCAGGGTGGTATGCGCGCATGCCTGTCCAAGACACGCCATTCACCTCGCGACTCGCTTCACTTTCATCTTCAGTCCTGCGCACCCTGGCTGTATATCGTCCTTCAGGAACATCATAAGCCAAGCTCCACCTTTGTGCAGTTGTTGTGGCCGCAGAAAACTCCACTGCCGTCGCGAGCGCCGTCCACCCGCCTATGATTGTGCCAGCGTCATCAACTTGCGCAACATCAATGGTAATAAAAACACTGCGCTCCGCCAACGACCCGTCATCATTTGCATAGTACATACCACGAGGCGCAACAAAGTCAAATGCTAGCCTGTTCACCTGAGTTCCCGCTGCATTGGCCACGAACGGCCCGACAACTAATGTTGAAAGCGTTTGGCCTGAAACCTCAATGCTGGTAGTTACGCTCGCAGGGAAGAGTGTCAATCGCCCATACGGGGCGACAACTTCAGTTGTCACCTCAGCAAAATTGGTGAGCGGCGTGTCCTCAATTTTAATTGGCTCCAAATCATACTCACCGCGACCAACACAAAGAAGCTGGTACAAATACTGTTCGTTGCCAGAGTATTCTGCGTAAGGTTGTGCGGCAAAGTCAGGGTAACATATTGACCTGCCAAAGTGCTCCGGTATTGCCGCCTCAAGTCTGGCGGAATTGCCTTGCGCTTGCAAGCTGTATGTCGGGCTTGCAGCCGCCAAACTCGCGGCTTGCTGAGCGCTTGTCGGCTTTGGTGGCGGGGCGATGGCGTTGACAAGGGACATGCCAACGAGCATAACGCCAGCCTGCATCGCAGCAAGCCCTCCAACAGACCCTAAGACCATCCCCCCGCCCATGGAATAAGACAGTTGTGCGGCAATCTGCGGTGCATACACCATAACCGCGATCATCAAAACTGTGCGCAACGGGTTTGACCCGCCGCCGCCGCCTCCTTGCGGGATTGCGTCGGCATCAATGAATGCAACAACCTGTTGGTCGTCTAGAACAAGCTCCCAATCTGCGCGCAATATTGCCTTGCCATCAACAAAAGCGACAAATGGTGTGCGCCAGTCGGGCGCCAAGGCTGCGACGCTGCTGCTTTTGTGTTGTTCAACCCTGCGGTTTTGCGGGCACAAACCATTTTGAAGGTATATTGCGGTTGTCATGCTTTGTGCTCAAAATATTCTTTTCGGCCAAATCCGCTTACCTGCCACGCGGCGTCATGCGTGAAAATTACGCCAATTCCGGCCACACAGTGAAGCACGCCGCCGCCATCAACGCTAATCCATGTGCCAATGTGCAAAGGGCGATGGATGATGACTGCGCAGCCATGTTTTGGTTGCGGGATTCTAGTCCACTTTTGTCTTTCTGGGTGCGCGCTAAAAAGGTCGGCAATTGCGTGCTGGTCAGAATAGTCTGGGGCCAATATTGCAGGCACATCAAGGCCAAACTGCTCGCGCTGTAAATGCTTAAAAAACGCCATACAATCAAATGCGTCAGGCCCCTGTGCTCCTGCCTTCCATGGGATGCCAATGTATTGCGAGAACGACTGTGGACTACTCGTCATGTTGTCAACCCAACAAAAACATCAGGGTCATAGTCATTTGTTGGAAAGCGCTTGTTCAATAGGTTCGGATACCCTGCCGTTGCAACCACCTTAAATGGATCGGCCACTATGTTTGAGATGGAAAGCTCTAGCGGTGGATCATTTTGCGGGATGGATAAATCTGTGCTCAAATATTCTCTGTATGTGACTGTGATTATGTCGGAAGTTTGCAGCGCAGCTTCGATGTTTGCGACGATGACACGATCAACGTTGTCAAGTGTAATCTGGATTTCTGGCAGCCCTGTGGACAAAAGTTCTGGCTTTTTGAACTTAAATGAAAACCTAACGAATGTGACTGTTTCACCTGGGTTTCGTGGGGCGGTCGGCTCAAGTGTCGCCTCAAGATCAACATAATCTTGAACAACGCGAATTGGAGCGTCAAACGAAGGGTGCCAAATTTCAAGCGTGCCATAAACAACGCTATTGACATCGGCGCTGGCGTATGCTTCGCGCAGAGCTTGCGAGAGGGTTGAATCAGGCATCTCTCACCTCAACGTTCCCTGTGACTTTCCAAAGGTCGGGATCAACCATTGAGGCGTCATATATTTTTGCAAATTTGGCTGACACAAGGATGGCGCCACCCGTCCCGATGTCAAGCGAAATTGGAAACCACGCAGCTCCGCCTGCCGCGCCGTCGGTGTCATCGTCATACCAAGCGCGAAATTCCTCAAACTGAACCCTTGTCATGGCCCATGAGAGGCTGACTTTGTCGTTTCTTGCGCGTGTGGTGCGTCGCGCTCGCGATGCGCCTGCCTCCATCTCTGTCCTAACGACAGGATCAACAGGCGACAACGAATACCCAGACGCCAACGGCAGTGGCAGTGTAGATGGCCAATCGCGCATCAATAGACTCCTGCTGCGCGGTTCAACCCGTATGTCGTAGACAAAGCCTGCGGCACGGCGCCAGAGCCTCGCCCGATGTCAGTTGCGATTGAAGTTTTCACCCGCTCAACAAAAACGTCAATTATACTCATTCCATTCTCACTTCTCTGGGTTTGTTGTCCGCCGTTGCCTGGTGACTCGATTATATTGACAACCACCCCTGCCGAGCTGCCCCCGCTGACCTGAACGCCAAGTTGCCCATTTGCGCCACGCTTTAAAGGCATGATCGCTTCAGGTCCGGCCTCAGCAAACACCCCGGCGCCATCGGCAAACTTAAACGGTTGCGGGGACGTATACACGCCGCTGCTGTATGCGCTCAAGCTCGGGCTATTAAACACGGCGCCATCAGCAAAACCAAAAAAGCTGCCGACAACGCTGCCGAGGCCGCTGAGCCCGCCCGAGCCTATGGATGCCCCTGCAAGTGAGCTTATTGCAGAACGTGCCTCAAGGCGAAGAATGTCAGTCAAAACCGAATCAACCAAACTGCTCACAGAAAGCTTGCCCGTCTTTGCGAAATTGACAAGCGCGTCGGCTGCGGTGTTCATGCCGTTTGTCCATACTTGGCCAACGTGATCTGCCGTTTTCGCTGCTTCTGTTGCGTAGTTCTCGATTGCTCGCGTCCGACCAATGGCGCCGTCCCCCTCAAGCTTGTTGATTGTGGCGTAGTAGTCCTGATGAGCCTGAAGCGCATCGCTCAGCCGCGCCTTTATTTCAGCGACAGCGGCTTGATACTCTGCGCTGCCAATCTTGTTTCCCGGCGTCGCTTTGTCAAGCTCCAGCTTGTATGACTGGTACTCTTTGTAGATTGCTTTTTGAGCTTCAACTTGTTTGCGAGCTTCATCGCTCATGCCGAATGCATCAACATTTCTGGAGTATTCGTCGGTGCGCCCTTCCTGTTTGTTCACCATTCCAAGCGCATTATTTTTGATGCGATTGATGAATGTTTCGTATGCCCGCGCCTCTGCCGCCTCTTTTTCCTTTGCAGCCTTGGCAAGCGCGTTCGCGGCGGCCACTTCTGACGCTGTGGCTTCATTTTTCATGAGCTGAGTTCTGAGCGCCGATTCATTCGCGAGCAAGCTTTTTTGGTCTGCCGTCAACGTGCCTTTTGTCTTCAGATCGGAGATAAGCTGCTCAAACTTGGCGCGTTCCTTTTGCGCCCCATTCAGCTTGCTTTCACTCTCCATCTGCGCATCGAGGGCCGCGCCTTGCTCGCGCAATGTTTGTAGGTATTTTGTGCCAGCATCATCCTGGAAAGGCTTGGTTGGGGTTTTTGGCGCTTGGTGCGCCTTCTTAATCGCGGCCTCGCCTTTGGCGATGTTGTCAGCAGACAAAAGCTCGCTGTCGGGGTTCACCTTTCTGATTGCGTCCAGTTGAGCTTGATATTTCTTCAGCTCTTCAGTGACAGCAGAAACGCCCTTTGCTTGGGCTTGAAGCTTGGCCACGGCATCTGTCGCTGCGATGGCTTGCTTGTTGTCTTTCGCGTATTGCGCCTGCTGCTCTGCCGCTGCTTGCTTCTGAGCTGCTGCCCCCTCCATCGCGGCGAGCGTTGCGCCCTCTCGCGATATATCTGCTGCGCTGTATGTAGCTGTGAGGTTGAATCCTTTTCGCCCCGTTGCGCCCGGCAAGCTCATCCTTGCAACAAGCTGGCGCTGCTCAACAAGCTTGTCTTCCATGGTCGTTTCTCGACCAACATCCAGCATCGAGTCCCACGCCATCTTTGCCGACTTCATGATGCTGTTGTATGCACCTTCAATGTACCCAAGGCTGGCAACAACTTGAGCTGCCCGGTCATTGATCGCAGACGCAAAGGTGCGTTGAGCCAGCGCGGCAGCTTCATCCTCGCGCCCATTTTCTTGCAGCGCCTTAATCTGTTCATAGACAGCTTGCGTCAAATAGTTGTATGACTCGTTCAGCTTTTGGCTGGCCTTAACAGGATCGTCGCCCAACGCAACGAAATTCTGAATGGCAGCGCTCATGTCTTTCCCACCGACCTTAGTCAGATTGATGGTGGCTTGGGTCACCAGGCCAAGCTCCCCGGCTGCAATCCGCCCCGTTTCAACGACCGCCGCGAGCGTTTCGGCGGCAGCGCCTTGTGTTACTCCGACTTGGCGAAACCCTGCTGCCAAATCCCCCAACTGCCCTGCAGTTTGGCCAGAATAGTTTCCGGACAACAAGATGGACTTGTTGTATGCGTTAATTTCGCTTGACCCTTGATAGTACGCCAAGCCCACGAGGGCCGCTGCTGCGGCCACAGCGGTGAACGGGGTGACCAGGCTCGATACGTACCCAAGGAGCGCTTTCGCAGCATTCCCGGCCCCATTGAACATATCCTTGAGTTGCCCGCCTTGCTGAAGAACAACCGTCAGCGGATTTTGCCCGCCTTGGAGTGAAACAACGATATCGGTAAACTGCGCAGGCACATTGCGAAGGGCAGCGTTGTTGGCCTTGCGTGACAGTCCGTTGGCGGCTGGCGCTGATTGCGCCTCCAAAAGCTTGCGCGCAGCGTCTGTCGCTGCTTTCGTTTTCGCACGCAGAGCCTCTGTCGCTTGCTCTTCAGCTTTGATACGAGATATGTAACGCTCTGCAGCATCTGAAACGCCAAGCTTCGCAGCTCTCAATTCCAAAAATTCGCTGCGAGTTCGCCCTGCCTGCTCGCCTTCTCTGGCAAGCGACGAAAGAAAACGTTTTGTTGTGGCATCGAGCTTTGTTGTTGATGCGCCAAGGGCATCCGACGCGCCTGCCGCGCCGCTGAGCGCACCTTCAACCGCAGCACCTGTCTTGCTTGCTGCATCCTCAAACTTCTTGAGTGACGCCACTCCCTGAGCGATGCCAGGGGCCATGCCGCTATTGTCAACGACAGTCTTCAATACGCCGGAGCCGATTGTGTCAGTCATTTCGCGCCCTTTTTCTTTGGAACCATGGCTGAAAGCGATTTTGCGTTGCTTACAGCGCCGTCATTGTCGTTCGCCAAGCTTGCCATGAAAGCCGCCTCAAGCTGATCTATCGCCTCAAGCTCCCAGACAGCCGGGCGCAGGTTGTAAAGCTCAAAAAACGATTTTTCTGCCGTCCAGCAAATCGGGTTCTGTACCATCCCGTTTTGCCTGCGGTTACTTATTTTTAAGTACCATGTCCAAATGTGAGACATCTCAAGTGGCATCGGAGGCATGGCCAAAAGCTCTTTGGCGACAACCCCCGTCTGCTTTTTGATGTCAAGCAAAATCGCAAGTCTGGTCTTGCCCGTTTTCTTGTACGGCTTCGACAGCGCAAAGTGCGCCGCAGCAAACTTTACGAGGGCAGCTGTCAGCCCTTGATGAAATTTGCCTCAGTCTCGATTGCCGCGATAAGCTTGATGGCCCATTGCGGCCTGGCCTTTAACACATTCATCGCGGCACCTGATGAGAACGTGGCCAGCTCGCCCGCTTGCTTGAAGCCGTACCAACCGACGACACAGTGCTTCAGATAGATTGCCCTGTGCGATTCCGTTGCTGTGGCAACATCAAGGGCGCCTTCATCGGTTGTCGGGTCAAGCGCCTTCGTTTGGTCTTTTGCACGTTGGTAGCTTGCCTTGATGTTGAATGCGCGCACCTCGCGGTCTGCGATGGCATATTCTTCGCTGTTGGTCCCGACCAAAACAAAACCCACAGGGGTCTTCAGGTCGGTGCCGGGCTTCACATCAAAGCCAACATCCACGGTGTGAAAGATTTGACGGCTCTCGGTGATTGTGTCGATGTCAAATGCGTCCATCATCAGGCTCCAACAACTTCAAGGGTGTCACCAGTCAAACGGAAGTTGAACGTTGCAGAAACCACCCCGTCCACCGCTGCTGACCAACTGCGCTGCGAAACCAGCGCGAGCGCATGGAATTCAGAGCCATCTTCAAATGTGACTTTGATCAGGCGGGTTTTTTTGTCCTTGCCAGCGGTCTTGATCACTTCATGAGCGGGGTTGCCGATAACCCAATGGCCCGACACAGACATGGTGCCGGAATCTTCAAGGCCCAAGCGAAATTCTTTGGCTGTGGAACAAATTGTGGTCACATCATTTTCAGTGGCTGTGCCGCCTTGATACTGAATTTCACGCGCGATGCAATCCAAGCGTGCCCAGACGCCTGCGCCTGTGCCGAGTGGAGGGGATGGGGTAAGGTCGGTCTGCTCGTTGACAGAAATGTCGATGTGCGAGCCTTGGACCAATACGACTTGTGATGACATGGCAATCTCCTGTTAAAAAGTCGGTGGCGAACGAAACCAAATGGAAAAATCCTGCATCGCAACAAAACGAAGCGTGGCCGAATCATCCTGTGAATTGAGACCCCCTAATGATACCGCAAGAGTTGGCGCTTCGGTGAGAATTGCTTCAGCTTTTCGGATCAAATTTGTTGAGTGGACAGATACATCTGCATGAGCGGAAAAGCGAATTCTTGCGTTTGTTTTTGTTGTGTTGCCGCAGAATGTGTTTGTTGGGCGGCCACCAACCTGCTGAAAAATGATGTGAGGCAAGGCCGCGCCTTGCGGGGCACGGGTGTTGTACACGCCAACGTTTAATGGCGCCAACGCACTGATGATGTCGTCCTCTGTGTCAATCATTTAAACTGTCCTCCGGCCTTTATCTCTGTGATCTTTTCGCGCATCCTGTCTCGCATCGCCCGGATGGCCTCTGCAACTTTGCTTTCATACGTTGGCGCAATCCAAGGCTTTGCGGGAATCCAAACGGGCACGGGTAGGCGCTCTGCCGTTGCTTTCCATTTTCCGTCAACGCGCAAAATCACATTGACGCGATAATGGCCATTTTCGGTGAAGTGCCAATGAGGCGCAATACGCTTGTTCGGCCCGATATGATATACCTGTTTTTGGTTTACAGATTCATCTTTCGAGAATGCGTGATAAATCGAATCGAAAAGGGTGCCGGGTGACTTGTTGCTGCTGCCGTCATGTTCTTCACCGACAGGCACGCGCTGCCTTAGCTCATGATAAAACACCAGTGCCCCGGCGCGAGATGCGGGGCGGGTAGCTTGAGCAGAGATGGCATCACCAAAGCGCTGAAGAGCATCTGACATGTTGCTGTCAAACTGCGATTTAACAAATGCGGTTGGCCGCCGCGCTGCTTTGGATTTGAAGGCCATAAAATCTCCGCATTACGCCAACAGCGTTTTCCATTTTCCTGCGCTCAATCCCCTGTCGTCGTTGTAGGTGTCCGTCATCTGTTGCGTTGTGTGCCCCAACAACACCATGGTATTGACGCCTTGCTCCCGATA